AGACAAAGATAATTTTAATAATTTTTTAGTTTTTTAATTAATAAACATCAAACAAGTCACCCAGATCTTTTTCAATATTTTTTAGAAAAAAATATTATTACTAATGCTTGGGGAAATGAAATAAAAAAAGGAGATAGTTTAAAGTATCACATACACAGTTGTTGGCATGGAATTTTATATCTAACAAAAGGTTGTGACTTACAGCTTCCAGAATTAAATTTAAAAATAACTCCTGAACCAGGAGATTACTATATATTTCCACCTCAAATATTACATGGTTTTAATAAATATGAAGGAGAAATAAATAGATATAGTTTAATATTTAATATAGATCAAAAAAGCACCTCGTTTGATTTTACTAAAAAAGTAGAAAGTATGGACAAAAAAAATGAATCGTAAATTTATTATTGTAGGAGGAGGCACAGCTGGTTATGTAACCGCATTAATATTAAAAGAAAAATTTCAGGAAAATATTAATATAAAAATTATTAGATCTAAAGATATTGGAATCATTGGAGTAGGTGAAGGATCCACAGAACACTGGTCAGATTTTTTAAATTTTACAAAAATTGATAAAGATAAAATGATAAAAGAATGTGGAGCTACTTATAAATTTGGAATAATGTTTGAAGGATGGGGAGATAAAAAATATTTACATTCTTTGGTTACAGAATGGGATATTACTGCAGGGCAAGAACACATTTCTTATTTAAATCTAATTGCCAATAATAAAAAATTAAACCCTGATTTTCTTTACAAGAACATACTTCCAACTAATATTAATTGTAAACAGTTTCATTTTGATACACATAAGTTAAATATTTTTTTAGAAAAAACATGTAGTGAAAGAGGTATAGAGATAATAGATGACATAATTAATAATGTTAATATTAATGTTAACAAAGGTATTACTTCTATTCAAAGTAACACACAAAAATACGAAGCTGATTTTTTTATTGATTGTACAGGTTTTAAAAGATTGTTAATAAGTAAGTTAGGAGCTAAATGGAAATCTTATAAAAAATATTTAAAAGTTAATTCTGCTATAACTTTTCAAACTCCTGATGAAGAAAATTATAATTGTTGGACTTTGGCTAAAGCTATGAAATTTGGTTGGAGGTTTAAAATACCTGTTCAAGGAAGACACGGAAATGGATATATATTTTCTGATAAATATACAACTCCTGAAAAAGCAAAGTTAGAGGTTGAAAAAGAACTAGGTTATGAAATAGATGTTGGTAAACACATTAAGTTTGATCCAGGTCGTTTAGATAAAGTGTGGATTAAAAACTGTGTTGCAATAGGTTTATCAGCTAATTTTGTAGAACCGTTAGAAGCAACATCAATTGGAACTTCAATACAACAATCTTTTTTATTAATGCATAATCTAAGTGATCCTGTTGGCTCAGTAAGAGATCAATACAATAGTCAAGTAAAAAGCATTATGGAAAATATAAGAGATTTTATTTATCTTCATTACTTACGTTGGAACAGACACAATTGGTTTTGGAAAAATTATACATATGAAAATGCTCCTCTTAATATTAAAAAAATGATAGGTCTTTGGAAAAGAAGATTACCGATTGACGATGATATGAAAACTTCTAATTATAGTTTATTTTGGGCTTGTAATTTTATTCAAGTTTTAAATGGTTTTGGTTTTTATGATTATAATAATAGTATAAAAAAACAATATAATTTGATGCCAACAAAAACTAAAAATGAATTAGAAAACTATTTTAAAAAAATAGACAGTAATTTAATATATAAAACACATAAAGAAATTATAAATGAAACAAAAAACAGTTAACATAGATAACTTTATAGGAGTGTATGATAATTACATTACTGAAGAACAGTGTGACAATGCTATTAACTTATACGAAAAACAAAATGAATTTAAGAAAACTCTTAATAGAATAGGTTCAGAACAATCATCTATTTTAAAAAAACAAGATCAACAATTTTTTGCTAATGAAGGTAATTTAGATGTTTGGTGGAAAAATTTAGAGGCTCTTATAATTAATTTTGATATGGCTTGGAAACATTACGAAAAAAATGTAGGGGCTTTAGATTCTTATGGACAAGATAAACTTTATTACACAAGTTTAAAAATTCAAAAAACTCTACCTACAGAAGGATACCATGTTTGGCATTTGGAACATAGCTCGGGATTTAATAATGAGCCTAGAGCTTTTGTTTATTCTGTATATTTAAACGATGTAGAAGAAGGAGGAGAAACAGAGTTTTTACATTTTTCAAAAAGAGTTAAACCTAAAAAAGGTAGAATAGTTATTTGGCCCGCAGCTTTTCCGTATGTACATAGAGGAAATCCTCCTTTATCTGGAGAAAAGTATATTTTAACTTCTTGGATGATGTTGAGGTAAGGTGGAAAACGAACACTTAATAATACCATGTTTATCAAAACCATTTGTAGATTGGTTGAATACAAAAGATTTATCTTCAAAAACAATGGTTGAGTTTGGAGCAGGAAAATCTACAATTTATTTTAGTAAAAAATTTAAAAATGTTTTTTCTTTTGAACATGACCAAGAGTGGATAAATTTTGTTAATGAAAAAGAATTAAAAAATGTTCATATGTTAAAAATGCGTGAAGATTTTTATATGTATAGAAATTACAAAAATTTTATAAAAAATAGTGACTACGTATTAATTGATAATAATCCTAACATTATATCAAGAGGTTTTATAGCATCTATGTGTTGTGAAGCATGTTATACTAAAGCAAATATAATTTTAGATAATTCAGAAGAATATCAACCTGCTCATACATATCTTAAAAGCATGTATAAAAATGTAGAAGATTTTATTGGAAAAAATTATATGAATGAATTAACAACTACAAGTTTATTTTACAATGATTGAAGTGATAGATGATTTTTTAAATCAAAATGATTTTAATAAATTAAAAGATATAGCTTTTAAATCTGATTTTTATTATGCACCATTTGTATCAAGTAAAAATGCTACTGATGGTTATTATTTTGAACGTAATATTTTTTCTAAATGTAGAATCATGAGTCCAATATTTTCTTTAATAGAACCTGTATTAGATAAATTAAATGTTAAAGCTTTAGTTAGAGCTAAAATTAATATGTACCCTAGAAATGATCATTTAATAGAGTTTGGTCAACATGCTGATACTGATTTTAAATGTAACACGTTTATACTTTCACTTAATACTTGTGATGGTTTTACAAGAATAGGAAAAGATAAAACAGTGCCATCAAAAGAAAACACTGGTGTTTATTTCCCATCAAACATTTTTCACAACGGCACTAATTGTACCAATCAAAACGTAAGAGTTAATATAAATATTAATTATTTTTAAATTAAGATGAGTAAGATGTAGGTCTAGGACCTAGTCTAGCTATTTTGTCTGATTCACCATTTGTGTCTTGTTCAGGACGATCATCAGCGTCCCATTTAGCTTGAAGATGAGTTAAATGAGCTGCATCCCATCTAGTAATAAAATCTTGAAAATCACCTAAGTTTGCATCTGCCCAACTAGAATGAGGAGTATCATCTCTATATTCTACTTGATTACTTACATTAGATGCTTCGTATTGAATGGCCCAAATATTTGAAAATTTACTTTGATTCCAAAATGCATCATCATCGATTACATAACCAGGGCCGTTTGAAACATCAAATTCTCCAGTTCTTTTCATAATCATTTTGTCATCAAATATTACTGTCCATGTCGCGTTTGTTGCCATAATTTCTCCTAAGTTTTTATAATATAAAGTAGTGTTAAATAAGGTTGAAGAACTGAAGTTGCAGTTCCGCTAAAAGTTGCACTCATGTTGTGAGAATGACCTTGTCCACCACCAGTAGCAACCGTATTTATTTGACCACCACCATATCTAAGAAGATCTGCGTGGCTTTGGCTACCTGTGTTTTGTCCTTGAACTTCGTGAGTGTGGGACGCTAATTGCGCTGTTGATAAAGTTGCATTAGCTGTTGAACCACCAACGGTTCCTGAAGCTGCAACTGTATTTGCTCCACCTGTTGATGCTAAAGCTTTAGTTCCAGATTTACCCATTGGAATGTTATCGGCTAAATTTGGTACATTAAAAGTAGATGAACCATCACCAGCTCCATAAGTCGTGCCTACAACTGCAAACAATGCAGAGTAAGTAGATCTTGAAACAGCTGCACCATCACATTCTAAAAAACCTGTTGGAACTGAACCAGATGACCATGGAAGAACGGTACCTGTAGCAGTGCCTTCAATACCTGTAAGGTCTGATCCATTAAAATTGTATTTAGTTGCTTCGTAATTTGCCATATTATTTCTCCGTGTAAGTCCATCCTACATTTGAACCAGAGTAAACTAATCCAAATGCTGCACCCTCAGTATTAACTACTAGGTCTGCTGTTGCGTTTGTTATTTTAGAACTGTTTCTTCCAACAGTCAAGGCGTTACTGTCAAAAGTGTATCTTGAATCTACAAAATTTACTTGATCACCTACAGAAGGTGATGCCGGAAGAGTTATTGTAACTGCTCCTCCACTTGTATCTACAAAAATTTTATCACCATTTATTGCTGTATAAGATCCAGTTTTTGTAAGCCAATCTGGAGTAACTGGTTGAAATGGAACTTCGTAAACACCTGTGTTAGTTGCAACACCATCTAACCAAATAATTTTCCAAAGTTTATTTGTGGCTGAAAAAGTAACAGTTGCTCCTGAACCAGAAACAGCTTTTAATTGAACTGTATGTGCTCCAGTAGTATTGTTTTTAATAAAGTAAAAATTTTCTGTGAGTAATGGAAAAGTTATGACTCTGTTTCCAGAAATAGTTCCTGTAAATTCTATAACTCTGTGTTGAGCAGTACCTGTTAAAGCACCTTCAGCTATTGTTAAATCTTGAGTTCCTGCACCACCAGCAATTGATAAACTATTATATCCACCTGTAAGTTGTTCTACAAGACTTAAATTAGCGTTTGTTTTTGTTCCCCAAGTACCAGCGTTTTCGCCGGTTGCCATTAGTTCTATTCCTAGATCTGAAAATGTTGATGCCATACTTTTGTACTCCTAATAAGTCTTATTTATATTGGTTATTTAGTTTTAAGTCAAACATAATTATGCAGGAGTTTTTCGTGTATACCCTGTTGTATTTTTTGGCGTCTTAGTTGAGTAACCACTAACTGACGTTTTTGGTGATTGTGTACTATATCCGGTGCTTGTTTTAGGTGTTAATTTTCCATAATATTTAAGAATTAATCCTGTAGCATTAACACTAGATGTTGCTTGTATTCCTGTTAAACCTACGACATCTGCTGGATTAATAGATCCTGTTGACGATGTTGTACTTAACCCAGTTAAACCTATTTGCATGTCTGCAATAGATATTGAACCTACTGTTGAGGTAGCACTAACACCTGTTGGAATTATAATAGGTGAAGAATTTATTTCTACAGAACCTACAGAAGAACTTGTTCCTACTCCAGTTAATCCAACAACATCTGCTGGCAATATATTTCCTACACTAGATGTTGCACTTAATCCAGTAAGTCCCATGACATCTGCTGGCGATATATTTCCTACACCTGCTGTTGTACCAACACCTGTTGGAACAACAGTGCAATCTATAACTAAACTTAAAGAACCAACACTAGAAGTAGAACTTACTCCTGTTGGAGATATTACAGAAGTTAAATCTAAAGTTAATGCACCAACACTAGAAGTTGCACTCAACCCTGCTGGTTGTTCTAATTTATTAAATGAATCTCCGTAAGGTTCTTCACCCCAACCATTTCTACCCCAACCAACTAACGTACCGGCATTATCAAAAGTTCCAAGTTCCGTTTGAGCTTGTAAACCTGTTAGTGCTGCTATAGTAAGTTGATCAGTAGTCGGTGATCCTACTGAAGCGGTAGTGCTAAGTCCTGTTAAATCTACTGGAATAATTTGAGCAGCTTCGACAGCGCCAACACTAGATGTTGTACTTAAACCAGTTGGTGCAACAGAATATTCTACACCCCAACCAGAGTTACCCCATTGTTGCCTGCCCCAACCTGATCCTGGAAATGCAGATACTTCACCTACACTAGAGGTTGCTGATACACCAGTTAAAGTAATTGTAACAGTATTAGATGCCCAGGAATTTTCATTCCATGCTACTGAAGGATTATCACCACCCCAGATAGATGCCATAAGGATTTACCTCCTTATGCTATACGAAGGATAGCGTTAGATGCGTCTGCTGTTGGAAATTGAATTGTAAAAGTTCCACTTGATACAGTTTTGTCTCCACCAAATGCGATTGCACAAACTGCTCTATCAGCGTTTGTGTCATTATAAATTAAACAACCATTAGCTGTGAATGAAGCAGAAGTAAAACTAACATCTGCAAAGTCACAACATGCAGTGTCAGTTGATAAAGCTGGAGTTACACTTGTAAGTGCTGCACCACCTGCAGAATAAGCAGATCCTGATGTGTTAGATATTTCGTTTGATGAACTATAAGCTGTTGTTGATTTATTTAAAGTTGCTGAACTTGTGTACAAAGCTATTTTAAATGAATTTCCAGATGACGCTGTAAAATTATGTAGAGCTTGTAAAACTTCTGCTTTAAAACTGTTACATACTGCCGATGTTATTGCCATAATTTTTTCTCCTAATTACTGAGGCGGTGACTCGATTGGTATTCTTATTGTTCCATCCGTGTAATCGTCTCGTCTTCTTCTTCCAACTTGCATTGCTGCAAACTTTTGTAGTTCAGTTTTATATCTATTTTCATATAGTGTCAACATGTCTGTTGGGCCTTTTAAAAACATAAAAGCTTCTACTAAACATGCATATAATAGACCCTGTGGAAAATAATTACTTAAATATGTATTAGAGTTACCATCACCACCAGACCCTAATCCCGTAGGCATTGCGTTATAATGAATAATATATTTATAATTAGCATCAGGTGTTGGAGCTATGTATATGGCACCAGATGTAGCTGTACTAGCCCCTGTTGTTGCACCACCAAACATAGCATAATATTTAGGAAGACCAGTTACATCTTGTGCAGCAGCACCTCCTGCAGTTCCTGTTAAATTACCTACGTACTCTGAAATAAAAGTTTGATCACGTTTCTCTAACCATACTCCTTGACCATTAGTGTTTGCTGTTGATTCATATACCTCTATACCTCTAACAAACAAAGCTTTAGTAGGCATTGTAATTGAATTAAAATCAGTTGCAAATTGTGCTTCATCTTGAACTCTATCGGAGTCCATTGGAAGATCTAAATTAATTCTATTTTGTGCAGCCATAATAAAACCATCTAAAATAGTTGTAGTAAATACAGTAGACCCAACTTCAGTGTAGTCTTGGATAGCTTGTTTTAATGTAGTGTAATTATAACTTGTAAGTCCTGACATAATTAAGCTCTATCATTAACGGGTCCAATTGTACACTGAAAACCGCCTCCTGTTGCTGTGCTTCCAGCATTAGATACTAAAGGCACTGTTATAGAATTAAATTGTTGTTCTGTTGCTTGTGTTCCATTTGGTAATGTAGGACCAACTTCTACAGTAGTTGCAATTGCTGTTGCTAAATATGATCCAAAAACTTTTGCTCCGTTTGCGTGAGTTGTTGCTGTAGTATTAGGTGGAGTTATTCCTCTAAATGGAGAAGCCGTGCCTCTTGTTAATCCAGATAAAACTCCTGTACCTGTATTGTTACCTGTATATTGAATTGTTTCATTTATGTATTTTCCAAAAGTTGCACTAGTTGCAACTTGATCTACTTTTTCTATTACAATAAAACCAGCGTTTGGAAATGCTGCAGAACTAGTTAAAGTTAAAGTGTTGACTGTATCATTAATTGCACCATTTAAAGTTGTTTGTAATTCTAAAGTTGCAATTGCAACACCTCCTACTATTTCTTTAACAGATTGAAATCTAACATAAGATGTTCCTTCGTTAATTTGATTAGAAGGATAAGAAACACTTAAAGTTTGAGATCCACCTGTTGTAGTAAATGGATTGTTAGGTAAAATATCTTGTACTGGAAACTCTACTCTTGCAGGTCTTGCATGCATTAAACCTTGTGGGTCTGCGCCTACTGGATGTGGTTCTAATTGTGGTTGCTTAGGTTCAAACTCAGAGTTATGTACCCATGCACCAGTCCACTCTTTTACCATTTCTCTATATGGAAATGCTGCACCTGATCTATCAGAGATCGCTAATGCTCTACTACCTTTTGCAAATCTAGCCATTATATATTTGGATAGTATGTCTTCGGAGTAATATATGTGCTAGCTGGAGAACCATCTTCTGATAATGCTCTTGCTAACTCATCCTCGTACAACAACTTCATCTCCTGTGTTCTTTGTGGTGCAAACTTCATAGATAAGTAATAAGATAATCCTGAAATC